TCCCATCCGTCCGGGAAAAGCTTACGATCTTTTATTTTCTCGTTATCTTCTTTAGCCATTTTGTAAATGGTTTCAAGCTTCACTCTTTTAATCATTTTCTTACCTCCTCTTGTTCCATTTCGAGCCAAATTTCACACTGCTCGCCGTCTTCCTCGTAGCTGACAACTTCGCCAGCTTCCAGGCGTTCTCGCCAGTTCTCCGGGTAGTTTTCCGGGATGTAAATACAGTTTCCCGGAAAGAGCTGGTTGTTGCGTTTCTCGTTGACTAAATATTCCATTTTTTCCTCCTTGACTTGTAAGTTTTCAGCAGTTTTATTTTGAATCTTCTAAGACAGCTCGCTCTAACAGCTGTCTCACATAATCCGGACATTTGCTTTTTCCGGATTCCCAGTTTTCGAGCGTTCTAATCGGTATGTTGTACCTCCTTGAGAATTCTGCTCGGGATATCTTTAAGTGTTCACGCATTTCCATGGTGGACATATTTTCTTTTTGCTTCAGATCATCTTCCATAGATCCTTTTGTTTTGTAAGACATGAATCCTACCGCGGATGGGAAAATACGGGTGTAAGTGGTTTTGTTTTCGTCAATCCATTTAATACTCACATATACTTTTGCACATAAATATGGCCATTCCGGACTTAATATAGTACCGTCCGCATATACACAAACATCGCATTCTTCAGCGATAGAATTATCATATATGATACGATCGACTTCTTCTTTAAAGAATTTCGCACGGCAATAGGCCACGATGTCGTCTAACTGGTATCCGTCGCATTCAGGTATAAAACTTTTGATCTGTTTTCGCTTGATCTCCCATAGATTCGTGCTATAATCTTTATCCATTTTAACGAGGCTGTCGACAAACCCACCGACAGGAGAGGGATTTAAGATTTTGTAAGCTACATCAAGTTCGGCTTCAGATTTTCCGCAGCCTTTCTTGAAATCATGCATTAATTCATCCATCATGGATTCAAATTCAGATTGATTATATTTATACATACATTTCGCCCCCCTTCTATCAATGTTCTTTGACATATTTATGTATACGCTCATATAAATTCATTTCATTTCGGTTCGCCATTAATTCGCTCAAATCGTTTGAATCATAATTTGTAGAATATACGGCATAACTGCGATTTTCGATAAACCATGAAGCTTCTTTGATGTTGCTAAGAATCTCCATATCTTTAGCTCTTTTTTCTGCGCGAGCAGGTCTGTCTTCGGCTTCGTATTTTCTAACGAGAGCAGATAAATATGAAATCATGTTTTTTCTTATATCTTCAGCCCATGCAATCTGTTTTGGACTTCCGACGAGTTCAACTAATTTTTGTTCCATTGTTTTCGCTTCCTCCCATGCTTTCTTAAGACCGGAGGAAATTGTCATTGCAGATTTCTTGACCAGTTCCCATGCTCTTTTCATAATGTTTGATAAGTTATATTTCTTCATCTTGCTTTCCTCCGTTCCTTTGATGATTACATAATACCACCAATTTGGTGGTATGTCAAGAAGAAACGCAATTAAATTAATGCTAGTGTACGAGTGCTCGACTTTAAATTACTCTTATCTGGGATATAGCCAGTACCGTTTCCTCTACTCATTCGCCTCTCCTTTTCCCAATGTTGCCATTAAGAGATTTGTAGCAAAGCCTTCTATTGCATCGATGTAATCGACATCTTCGTCCTCCCATTCACAGTTGGGATATCTTTCCCGGAATCTATCAACTATATTCAACACAGTTTTATACGCTGCTTGATCGGCTCCGTATTGGTCATCTAAATCTTTAAACAATGGATGTATTTTACCTTCTTGCAGAAGCGTGTCATACATGAATGTTACTTCTACAATGTCTGTTCTTCTAACAGATTCTTCCAATAATTGCAGAACATATTCCGGTGGAGTTCGAACTTCGGATTCCCACGATTCAAGCGTTCTAATCGGTATGTTGTACCTCCTTGAGAACTCCGCTCTGGAGACTCCTATGTAATTTCTCATTTCTGTAATGTTCATAATTGTTACCTCCTTCATAATGAAATAATACCACACAATGCGTGGTATAGTCAATGATAATTCCTTCCATATATTACCGCTATTTTTTCTACATCTGGTGTGATAGGATAAACGAGCTTCACACAGTTAAATTTCTGGCGTAAATTCGATAGGATATAGCAGAAAACGATATAATCTAACAAATTCCGTCATGTATTACCATAAAGTGGTAATTTATAACGGAGGAGCAATGGCATGATTAAAATTTTACTGTCGAAAAAGCTGGGAGAGTTAAGACTTACTCAAGCAGATCTGGCGAGGGCAACTGGAATCAGACCCAATACCATCAATGAGTTGTACCACGAGCTTACAGAAAGGGTCAGCCTTGAACACCTTGATTTAATTTGTGAAGCATTAAATTGTGAGCTGGACGAATTGATTATAAGGGTACCAAACAAGGAAACATCTATAACCCATACACGCCAGGGAACCCAGAAATCTAGCGACACAAAGTAGATTGCTGCAACAATCTACAAAAAAGAGAGGGAATTCCCTCTCTTTTTGCCATAAAGTTTTATGCTGCATTAAGATTTTCTGCATTTTTTCGAAGCTGCTTCATCATATGAAATCTGCAAGTCTTAAATTCATCTCCATAAAGTCCTAGACGGTCTGTCAAAATATTATACATTAAAGTGACTTTTTTCTTTGCAGTATATCCTGCCATTGATCGAAATACTATCTTATCAGAAGATTCAATAGACCATGCTGAAAGAGCGAGAACAAACTGAATGTAGGCTTTGATTTTTCCGGCATGAAGAGTGCTATTAAAAAGTCTGAATTCGACTGTGCCTTTCTGGAAGAAGCTGTGAAGATTCAGGGCGTGGTATCTTGTTGAATTGTAATGACTATGGTCAATACCACCATGATACTGATCGTTCGCACTGCTGTACCAGATTTCTTCAACTTTTCTTGTATCAAGATCCTTTTCTTTTTTCATTGTATCCAGTAAATCCTTACATACCGGCCTGCACCATCTGTCTTTTCTGTTTCCCACTGCAAGAGCATCATAGATAATTTCTTGTCTGCTGAAAAAGAAATTTACCAATCTTCTGAGAGAAGTGGCTGTATGGTTTGCGCCATCAACATGAATATGTATTCCGCAACTGCTATGAGAAACCCCGCCGAGTTCTTTAAATTTACGGATTATTGTCTGAAGTGCTTCAATATCTTCATAATTAAGAGGTGGTGTTACAAATTCAACTCTATATTCATCCATCAATTCACGTCCCGCTTTTCTAACTGGACAAATACTTGAATCTCTCATTACTTTCCAAATTCTTCTTTTGCTATCTCGAATCGTATAAGTACGATAGCAAGTGCGATCAGGTCCGGCGGCATGACTTCCGAGGATTTCTGCAACAGCCTCAGCGGCCATGGTTCTTGTTATTCCTGTAAATTCTACCTCGACTCCAAATTTCTGTTTCTTTAAAAGTTCTGACATATTATTTTCCTCCTATTATCTCTCAAACCTCGCACCGTCTATGCGAATGTTTGTTCTGCTGTTTATGTTTGTATATTACCATATGTACCGCACATGTCAATAGTTTATTGAAGAAAATCTCTAAAAAATTGAAGAAAAACATTGACATAATAGAGAAAAAGAGATATAATAATAACATAAAGAACAGGAGGTGATAAAATGAATCAAAATCGAAAGAAGCCAAAAAAAGAAAGCGGTCATGAAGAGCTGCTCGCAAAATTAGTCTTCATAACCGCAATCTTGAATTTGATTCAAGCCATTGTAGACTTGATCAAAACATTCAGTTAGGAAACGGGGAGGTCAGAGCTCCCCTGAATCCAACTTTAATATACAGCACACAATAACACATGTCAAATGAAATGGAGGTCTATATGATAAATATTATTTTAGATATTACTAAGATCGTTGTTTCCGTAGGAATTCTCATATGCTTGTATAAGATGTATAAAGAAAAGAGGGGAGATTGACGATGATATCCTACAATCCACTCTGGAAAACTTTAATTGATAAAGGGATGAAAAAGGAAGATTTAAAAAATGCCACTGGACTCAGCTACGGAACCATGGCAAGCATGGGAAAGAATGAGCCAGTCAACTTAAAGCAGATAGATAGAATCTGCAAAGCTCTTCATTGCAAGATAGAGGATGTTATAGAATATAAGGAAGATTAAATGCTTCCTTATATATATTTAACAAATGTTAGATTCTGGTTACCTGCCATTAACATGCGGGATGCTATGATTATCATATAATGTCACCCAAATAATTATATCAATCAATTATCTGGTTATGAGCAAGTAGCGAAGAGGATGCTTTTATCTGCCTGATAAAAGCATAGTAAAAATATAAAAAAGAGCTGAGAAGTCCTTAACTGGATTTT